CCATAAGAACTTTCTTTCTTCCATTTCTCTCGTCCAGTTAAAATGTATTCAATGACTTGTTTATGTTCATTAGAAATGTCTTTATGTTTTCTTTTATATTTAGTTAATACCTTTGCTCCTGTACTATCAGTATTAATTCCAATAACATTCAAAAAAGTTTTTACTTGTTTATGACTGTTTAAATTAAAATCCTCATAAAATTTTTCTTTAGCAAAATCAATGTTATCAATAGAAATTGATTCAATTGCATCTCGTTCTTTAAGAGTATCTACTGGTATATTCAAAAGAACATAAAGTTTATAAAGATTATCTACTTCAACATTGTAAGAAATCTCTTTATCACGTTCTTCAAATTCATCTATCCTACAAGAAGGTAAAATAGGTTTTAAGATTTCCCAGAAAAACTTTTTAGATTCTAACTCATAATTTTCAGCATCTTCTAAAACTTCAAGATATACTTGATACCAAGATTCAGAATCAAAAGCTACACCATTTAATTCCATTTGAGCAACTACAGGAACTAATTTCATTTCAAGTTCCATTACTCTTTCCATCTTCTCTTCTTGAATTATTTCTTTTTGTTTTTCAAGAATTGGAATAAGATATTCTACATCCTTAGCTCCATAAATTAAATGCTGTTGGTTTAATTCCCCTTCAAAATCAATAAATTCATCTCGAATATCTTTATCTATTTTTTTGTTAAGGTACTGTTGTAATAATTTATTTAGAGAAGCATATCTTTCATTTCCTCCAGTTATGATAGCTTCAAGAACCATTGTATCATAAACTTTTTCAAGAAGAATGCCTGTCTTAGCTTTAAGATATGCTATATCAAATTTAATGTTATGACCTACAGATGTAACATTAGATTCCTTGATAAGAGAAACAATATAGTTTAGAACTTTAGGTTTAAGTTTTCTAGTATCAAAAAGATAAATATTATCTAAAACTTTTATCTGAAGTAATAATAAGGTTCCTGTAAATGGATCTAAAGATGTTGTCTCAATATCTAAAGATAGTATACTTGATCTTTGTAAATCCTTAAGAAAATTCCCTAATTGAGTTTGTTTAGTGATATACTCAAAGTTTAGCATAACCCTTTCCTCTTGACAAAACTGAAGTTTTATGATATAATTAAATCATAATGGAAGAACAACTGATGTCCTTCCATGTTGATGATGATTATACCATAGAGTCACTAACTTGTCAAGGGGTAATCATGCTTAACATACAATCAATGGGGAACCCTGCCGTCCGTTCTGTGACGGCACATAATTTGATTTTTTCAAATCAATATAAATATATAATATATAAGTTTTAATTAATATATCTTAATATATATTTTTAATTAAAACTTTTCCTTAAACATTAATGGGGATTATACCACACTTTTGAAGATTTGTCAAGGGTCAATTTACATGAATTTTGAAGGAGTTTTACATGGCTATAAAAACAACATTAGGTACATATAGATGCTCATATTGTGGGCTAGAATATGATGATCCATTTAGAGCAGATGAGTGCAGAGATAAACATGATCTTGTTTATCTACAGCTTTCTGTGAGTGATTTTAATAAGTTAATGCACTTTATCTATTCACAAAACGAAGAACATTTAAGTAGATCACTTATGGATAATTTAAGAAAAACACAAAAAGTTTTAGCATTAAGGAATCAACAAGATGGCTAGAAAAGGAAGTTTAGGAAGAACGAAGAGGTATTGTTTATATTGTCTTTCAAAAGGAAAGAGTAAAGAAGAATCTGAAATTATATTAGATAATTATCAAATGGTTGCTATTGAAAGACCATATATAAATTTATGGTTTCATGGAGAGTGTTATAGAGATATAAAACATTTACCTTTATTTTTGCAAGAAAATAAGGATTTATGGTATAATTAGAGTGTAATATAAATTAAAATCAATTCATTAAGGAACGGTATGTCAAGAGACGGAAAAGTAACTAAGGAGTCTTTAAGAAATCTTATTCAGTATAAAGATTTATCTGACGAAGAGTTTGAAAAAGTTTTTCAAGATTTGAAGAATAAAGAATTAAAATCTCAAGTAGACTACTTTGAAAGATTTGAAAAGAAGAAACAAGAATTTAGTCAAGACTATGAGGTCAAAGATCTTAAGTATAATGACAAAGAAACTTTCAATTCTTTAATCAATGCTCTTCTTACTCTTGAAGATTTAGAAAATCTTTCTTTGAATATTAGAAGTCAGGAAGAAGTTAAACCAACTGATTTGACTACTTTAAAGAAAGTTACAGATATGATTTCCAGAGTAAGGGGAGATGTATCTGACATGCAGGATGATCTTAAGATTTCAAGAAAAATTCGTAAAGGTAGCAAGGAAGAAACTGTACATAAGACAATTGAAAATTTAAAACAAAAAGCAGAAGAATTTTATAAATCAAGAATGAGTTATATCTTTTGCCCTAAATGTAAAATGTTATTGTGTACAGCTTGGTTTCTCTATCCAGACGAAGAAGAAAATAAAGTAAAATTAATTTGTAATAGAGAGTTAGAGGATGGGGAAATCTGTGGTAATGAGGTTATTGTTTCTAGCAAAGAATTAGTAGAAAACAATAATAAAAATATTGAAGGTGTTAGAACTTAATGGCTATTGTTGAGAAAGTAACTCAGGAAGATTTGTATCTTTATGAGTTAATTAGACATCCTGTTCTTTTTGGAGAATTTATTCAGAATATAGATAGAAAAGAATCTGATCCTGAGTATGTATTAACACTTTATCAAAAAGAGTTTTTATGTGATTATAATAGTTATGTTTCTATTAGAGCCGCAAGAGCTACAGGAAAAACTGAGGGATTAACTCTTTTACTTATTTGGTTAATTGTATATGGTTTATTTGATGATGAGTATGTAGTTTATACAGTTCCAAACAGAGCCCAACTAGAGCCAGTATGGAATAGACTGACTTTATGGTTAAGAACTAATTCCTTACTTAGAAATTTTATTGAGCCAAAAAAAGGAATTAACAGTTCATCTTACAGAGTTAAATTAAAAAATGCTCAAACCTTAATTTGTAGAATTGCTGGACAAAGTGGAGATGGTAGAAATATTATTGGATTACATACTCCCTTTGTTATCTTGGATGAGTGTATTGTTGGAACCCAGAGAGTTTATGGAAATAATTCTACCAATAAAAGAGTTTCTGAATTAAATGTTGGAGATATAGTATTATCATGGGATGGAGAAAACGTTGTAGAAGATAGAATAAAATCCATCAAAAAAATTAAAAGAACTCAAAGAGTATTTGAAATTCAATTTAAAGATTCTCATATAAGGGTTGGTGAAAACCATAGAATTTATACAGATAATGGATATAAAAAAGCTAAAGATTTAATTAATGGAGAATATATTTATTTTTATAGACATACTATAAGAAAATATTGGACAACAGATGAAATTGATTATGTAAAAGAACAAATTAAAAAATCAGTGTCTGTAAAAGAAATAGCAAAAAACTTGTATAGAAGCACTCAGTCAGTATTTAGAAAAATAGATTCTTTGGGTTTATCTGTAAGAGAAATATATGATAGTAAATCTCTAACTGAAGAAGAATATCAAGTTATACTAGGATCTTTTTTAGGAGATGGGTCTGCTGAAATAGAAAACACAAGAGCCAGATACAGAGCAAATCATAGTTTAAAGCAAAAAGAATATGTGGATTGGTTAAGAAATAAATTAGATAGACTAGTTAGAGCTGATCCCAATATTTATAAGAATGGTGGATGGGGTACATTAAACTATAGTTTACATACTTTAGGACACCCCGATATTTTAAAAATAGCTGAAGAACTTTATATAAATAATAAAAAAACAGTTACAAGAGAGTACCTTAATAAACTAACTCCTTTGGGATTAGCAATTTGGTGGATGGATGATGGATCTGAAAGTGGAATGTTATCAACACATTCATTCTCTAAAGAAGAAAATAAAATAATTGTAAAATATTTAAAAGAAGTGTGGAATATTGACTCTAAAATCTATCATGTAAAAAGTAAAGATTTATATTGTATATTAATTAGAAATAAATCATTAGATAATTTTAGGGATATAATTAAGCCATATATACCAGATTGTATGAAATATAAAATTGGTGAGGGTAAGTATAATAACTCTCTACCAAATATAGATATTATAGAATCTGGAGAAAAGAATGAAACCCTAGAAAAAACTAAAATTATAGGTATAAGAGAAGTTAAACGAACTAGGGCAGATTATTTATACGATATTGAAGTAGAAAATAACCATAACTTCTTTGTTAATGGAATTCTTACAAAAAACTCAGGTTACTACCCCTGGGGAACTTATTTAGAGTTATTACCTATTGTTAATAGATGGCAGGATGGATTTAGATTAATTACATCTGGAGTTCCTACAGGAGTTAGAGAAGAAAATGTTTTGTGGCACACAGATATGGAAAATGAAAGTTATACAAAACATAGATTTTCTGCTTATGATAATCCTAGATTTGATGAGGAGCAGGAAGAAGCCGCAATACAACAATATGGTGGAAAAGATACAGAAGATTTTGCTCATTTTATTAAGGGTGAACATGGATCACCTGTGTTCTCTATTTTTGATAGAAGGTTTTTTAAAATAGATTCTTACCCCGTCTATAAATTAGCTCTTAATGGGACAAAGATGGGAGATAATTTAGGAAATTATATAGAGAAATTTTCATTACTTCCTAAACTTCCAGATAGTAATAGAGGAGTAATATTTGGAATTGACCTCGGATACACTGATCCCACAGCGATAATTATTTTATATCTTAATACAAAAGAACAATTAAAATTTCATTCAAGAATTAGATTATACAAAGTACCTTATGACGTACAAGAAAGATTAATCGATTATCTTGATGATAGATATAAACCAATTATTCTTGGAGTTGATGAAGGACATGCTGGAATTGCTGTAACTCAGAGACTAATGAATGATGAAGAATACATTCATAAAAATTATGATAGCAGATTATATCCTGTGAATTTTAGCTCATCAATTGTTTTAGGAACAGACTCAGATGGAGAAGAAATTAAATCAAAAACAAAGCCTTATTCTGTATCTATTCTACAGGATTATTCTGATAAAAGTAAATTAATATATTCTTCGACAGATCCAGATATGATTTCCGAATTAGAGAGAATGACTTATTCTAAGAATCCAAGAACAGGATCTATTTCTTATAAAACATTAACTCCTAAAGGTGGTAAACGAGGAAAGGATCACTTTACATCTGCTTTATTATGTGGAGTGCTGGCATATCATTTAACAATAGATGAATTGATAAAAAGTAGAAAGAAGAAAGTAAAATTATTTAGACCTAGGTGGAATTGGTAATGGAAAAAGAACAAGAAAACGTAAAAAGAGTACAACTTGCTTCAAGTTATTTGCATGATAGAAATACATACACTAATCCTTGGTCTGTAGATGATTTTGATAAGTTAGATTCTTATGATATAAAAGAATATAAACAAATAGTTTCAGATTGTAGATTTTTCTATAAGCACGATCCCTTAGCTTCTACAACAATTGATAAATTATTAGATATTGGTGTTACAGAAATTAAGATAGATCAAGGCACTTTATCTGACAATGAATATAGAATTTTTAAAGGCATTTTAGGAAGAATTCAAGACTTTGTAGATAAATGTGCTTTAGAATATTTAACAACTGGACTAGTTGTTCCAGAAATAAAATCTAGAGCCTATACTAAAAAAGAACTAGAAAGACTAAATATCAAGAGAAGAAAGGGATTACTTCTTCCTGATACTCTTTGGCTGAGAGATCCTGGAACTATTAAAATTAAAGGTGGATTCCTATCTGCCAAACCATCTTATTTTGTAGAGATACCAGATGAGTATATTTTCTTTATAAAAACAGATGGCCAATGGCCCGATGGTACAGAAGATAAAGAGGCTTATAGACAATTAAATAGAGAATATCCAGAATTAGTTCGTGCTGTAAAAGCTGGAAAACATGAGTTTAAATTAGATAATAATAATGTTATTCAAGGCAGAACATTATCTAATTCTGATTATCCAGTACCATTTTTATATCCAGCTTTGGAGCCATTAAAACATAAAAGAAATATTCGTAGAATGGATTATTCTGTTGCATCAAGAGCCATTGCCGCTATTCAACATGTTAAATTAGGTAGTGATGAATATCCTGTTATTGAGGAAGAAGGTGTAGACGTTTTTCAAAATATCAGGGATCAGATGCGACAAAGAGGAACTGCTGGAACTGATATTGAGAGAATATTTCAATTGTTTACAAATCATACAGTTGAAATTGAATGGGTATTTCCTAATTTAGAAGCTCTTTTAGACAGTGGAAAATATGAAGAAATCAATCAGGATATAATTTTTGCTTTAGGTTTTCCTAGAATTTTAATGACAGGAGAAGCTAAAAGAACTGGAACGTCAGAAGCTAAGTATGCTATGATGTCTCCTAAGAAAACAATGGAAAGACTTCAAAGACTTCTTTTACCTCTTGTAGAAAAAATTGTATATGATGTAGTTGAGGAAAATCAATTAGGAGGAGAGCCTAGTGATATTAGATTTACTCCTATTAATCTGTATGATTTCCAAATCTTTGCTGAAGCTATTAAAGGTCTTTATGAATCTGGAAACTTATCAAGAGAGTCCTGGGCTAAAGAGTTAGGATTCAATATTGTAGAAGAATTAAATCAAAGGGCAGAAGAAAATAAACTTTTAGAAAAGTTAGATTTAGAAGAACATGGCCCTGTTCCTTATTCAGAAACACCAAATAAGGTAAATAAAGAAGAAATAGAGGAAGATAATGACTAATTTAATCAAGTTTCCTGTGAATGTGGTAAAATTAATATTAGAAGATAAAAATGAAATAGAAAACGAAGTCTTTGCCGCTATTTCATTAAATCCAGATGTCACATGGGCTGAGTTTACTCTTACAGATGATAGTGTAAATGCCAATGGTCATCGAATTCCTCAATCAGAATTCTCAAATTTAATTAAGACGGGAATTAATATGCCAATTAAAATGGCATATGAGCAGATTGAAGAAGGACATGACAAATCTTTTCCTATAGGTGTGATTACACATCTTAAAAAGGTAAAAAATAAGATTATTGGGCTTGCCGCTCTGTGGAATAAAGAACGCCCTGAAGATGTCGAATTTATAAAAGAAAGATATAATAGTGAGGAACCACTCGATCTTTCATGGGAAATTTCATACGAAACAGAAGAAGAAGGCGAAGACGGTGTAATAAATTTAATTGGTACTTCTCTGAATGCAACTACTCTAGTAGGTTCTCCTGCTTACAAAGGTAGACTTGGCATTACAGCCTTGGCTTCAGATGAAGAGGAGGTTAATAAATTGGAAGAAAAACTTGAAAAATTGGAAAAGAAATTAGAAGAAAAAGATGAACTTCTAGCATCTACTCTTAAAGAAAAGAAAGAACTTGAATCCAGTTTAGAGGAAGCACAAGATAAACTTTCTAAACAGGATGAACAACTCCAAGGACTTCTGGAATTTAAAGAAACAGTTGAAGCAGAACGAGCTAAAGAAGAAAAACTAGCTTCTATTCAAGAAATGTTTGAAGAAGCTGGACTTGAAAAAGAAGAAGATTACTTTGAAGCCAATGCTGAAAAACTGCTGGAGTTAGATGAATCGACTCTTGAATTTATGATTCAAGAAGCGGTTGCTTTTGCTGAAAAGAAAGAGGAAAAAGCATCTGAAAAGAAAGGCGAACTTCCTCGATTTAAATCAAAATCTGATTCAGACTTTGATCCTAAAGAATTAGCGAAAGCTCTTATTGAAGGTAATAAGTAAATTTTGGAGGAAATATAATGGGAGTTGAAATTCGTAAACATCAAGACATTGAAGGTGTAGTGACTACAGAGGATGTAAAAGAAGGACGAATGGTTCTTCTGACTTCTCACGATCAGTCACTTAACTGGGGTAGTAGAGAAGATTTGCCTGGAGTTAAACTTCCTGACAATTCGACAGAAGCCGGACGAGCTTTATATTGCCTGGCTTTCTCTGTTGATAATTCTCAGTTACCTATTTATGAACCACAGCCTTCACTGACACAAGGTTCACAACGGGGTGGTTGGAATCAAGATGCAAATGTTCCCTTCTCTGCTGATGTGTATTTAACACATCCTGGAAATATGAAGGGACAGACAATTCCTTCTGGTTCTTTGGCTCTTGCTTTAGCTGGTGGTATCTATACAGTTTATTCTGGTGGATACATCCATAACGCAAATCTGGCTCCTGGAGCTAGACTTGAAGTTGCTAATGCTAGTGACGATGGTGCTTCTGAAGCTGGTAAGTTACAATATACAGCTTCTGGTGGTATTGCTACCGTTTGGGAATATAGCCAAAGTGATGGGGAACTGACATTTAAGGCTGACCGGCCCTAATTAGTTTAATATTTTTTGTTCGGGAGGATTAAAAAATAATGGAAAAAAATAAATTAAACGAAGCAGTTGCTTCTGTAATGAGAAGTGGAGATAGGGAGGCTTTAGCTGAACTTATTGTTGAGTATGTAAAGCCAAATCATATTGCGACAGATTTTGTCGGGATGCTTCTAAATACTAGACGCCTCAAAGAAGGTGATTCTCTAGTAAAGAAACTTCGTAAAGGTATTGAAGTGAGAACTTTGGTTCCTGGATCGATTCATCTTGCTAGTGAGATCACTGTTGAGGAAAGAATCAATTACAATCTCGATGGCGCAGATGTCAAAATTGGTTACAATGAGTGGGAACTTGAAGCCGGAGATATTGGTACTGTTTCAGAAATGAGACAGGAAATGGTTCTTAAATTACGTGATTATTATCAGAACAAAGTTTTCTCTGCTCTGACTAATGTTTGGACTGCCGCAAATACTCCAAATAATTATACAGATGTTGGCGGAGAATTAACAGCTACTGCTCTTGAAAATGCTATTGACCATATCAATGAAACAGTTGGTAAAGTGAAAGCGGTTGTTGGTGTTCGTTCTGCTCTAAGTCCGATCACAAAGTTTGGTGCTTTCTGGGATGATGGTAATTCCAATGTTCGTGGGATTGACTCTCAGATTGAAGAAATTATGCAAACTGGATGGTTGGGTAAATACTATGGAGCGCAGATTGTGGCTATTGATCAGCAATGGGATAACCCATCTGACTACAATACTCTGATTCCTACTGACAAAGTTCTTGTTATTGGTGAAAACGTTGGTGACTTTATTACCTACGGTGAGCCTAAATGGAAGAACTGGACAGACTGGAATCCGACACCTCCACAGTATTATATTGAGTTATACCAAAGATTCGGCATGCT